TATATGTGCCTGCCATGGTCCGCTCCTCCTTTACCGTGTGGACGCGCTCAAATTCTTGCGGCGCTCCTCCGCTTTCAGTTGGTTATACAGGCGCTTGAACTCCGCAAAACTCACTTTCCCGGCCTCCACGGCCTCCTCTTTGGTAACTCCCCCGTAGAAGTTGAACACGGGGGCAAAGGTGATCGTGTCCACGCCGCCGCCCGGCGGGTTTTGTCCGCCTGCCGGGGGCGTGTTTTCGTTTGCTCCGGGGCGCTGCGGATCCGGTGGTTCCCATGCACCGCTGCCGCCCTGACCCGGCCCATGCGGGTCCGGTTTGTTGTTCCTGGTCCAGTCGTCCAGCATTTTGGCCAGCTGGGCCAGGGGCGCCTCCTCCGGTCCGTCCTCCCGGTTCCCCAGGTCCGGGATCTCCGGCGCATTGGCCACGCTCTGGAGCATGGCGGCCAGTTTGGACAGCGGCAGGATTGCCTCCGCCTCTCCGCCCTCGCCCGCCTCCAGGATGGTGGGGGCGGTCACAATGCCGCCGGTGGCCAGCTGCGGAATAGTCGGAATATTAAAGCCCAGGGTTGTCCCACCCACGCCCGGCACCCAGTCCGGGATCGTGACAGATATGCCGTTGATCTTCTCCAGCACAAAATTGATGGCAGAAATGACCCCGTTAATGGGGGCTTTTGCCAGATTGACGATCATGCCGAACAGGTTTCCGAAAATATCCACAATGTTCTGCCACGCGGCGGACCAGTTGCCGGAAAATACATTCTGGACAAAATCAATAATTCCGCTGAAAATTGCCTTTATGTTCTCAATGGCGGCGGAAATACTGGCGGCCCAGCCGGAAAAGAGGGCGCCCAGGAACGGGAATTTTTCAGACAGGAACGCGGCCACGGAATTGATGGCGGCCTGCACTCCGCTGGCCAGCATATTCATGGGCGCCAGCGCCTTGGCCACCACGGTGCTGAAAATTGCGCCGAAGATGTTGGCTACATTCTGCCAGGCGGCGGACCAGTTGCCGGAAAATACATTCTGAACAAACTGGATCGCGTTCTGGAGGATCACCTGGATATTGGACCACACTTTTTGAACGGTGGACCACAGGGACCCCAGGACCGCTCCCAGCACCGGGAAACGGTTGGAAATAGCGGCGATCCCTTTTGCCGCCAGACTATCCAGACGGCTCCAGATAGCAGATCCGATTTCCAAAACGCCGGACAAAATCGCCGGTACAATTTCGATTATGGCTTTCAGTCCTGCTGCCACCGTGTTTCCCAGTCCGGCGATCACATTCCAGACGATGGACTTTATGCCCTGCCACGCTTTATCCCAGTCACCAGAAAACACGCCGCCTATAAAATCTGTGATCCCGGTGAAAATCCCCATGATATTTTTTACCACAGGGGCCAGCAGTTCCACCGCCCGCTCCAAACCGCTTAAAAGCGCGGTGCCCAGTTTTTCCAGCAGCGGCCCCGCAAACGCCCACACGCTCCTGGCCAGTTCCGCTATTGATCCGCCCAGGGTTTGCAGCTGGCCCCACAGGACCATGACGGTTTCCCGGAATTTCTCGCTTTTGTTCCACAGCAGGACGAAACCCGCCGCCACCGCCGCGATCACTCCGGCAATTATGGCCAGCTTTACGCCGCCTATGCCCAATACCGCATTTAGTATTTTCCCTCCGCCGGACGCCGCTTTGAATATGGTGGACAGGTTTTTCACCGCTCCCACAGCGGCGGTGGCCACCTGCAGCGCCTTAAAGGCCCCCACAGCCGTTATTGCCGCACTTGCAACGGCCAGTATTGCCGTTTTATTCTCACCGATCCATTTCACGGCCTTTTCCGCTGTTGGTATGATTGTGCTTTCTACATAGTCCCCGGCGGCCTCCAGTGCGTTTTGCACTTTTGGCAGGGCGGTCTCCGCCAGATTGTTGACATACGGCAGTATGTTGGTCCCGATCTGTGTCAGAAAATTTTGGCCCAGGTTTTTGACTGTTTGGATCGTATATTTCAAGGTGTTTGTCTGTCTCAGAAAAGCCGTATCTGCCGCCCCGGCGGCCTCATACATTTCCGCTGTTTTGCTGGCCAGTTGTTCCGATAAATCCCCAGTTAGTCCCAGCGCAAGGTTTAATGCCTCGGTGCTTGAAAACATTGCTGCCATTGCACTGGAATCTTTGTTTACTGAATTTGCTAATGCGTCAAGTGTTCCTTGGAATCCCAAATCTGCAATTGCGGCTTGCCCGCTTGTGTACCCTAACTGTTCAAGTGCTTTTTGCATGGCCGTGGTTGGTTTTAATAAATTGGAATATACGGCCTTTAGCTGTGTTGCTACCTCGCTTGTTTTTCCTGTAACTCCTGTCGCAGTTGCGAATACTCCAAACAGTTCTTCCTGCTTTACACCTAATGTATTTGAGGCATTTGTTACTTGCATAACACTTGCGGCCAGTTCCGGGAAAGAGGTTTGCCCCAGCCGCACGGTGGCAAAAGACAGGTCCGCCGCCTTTTGGACGGCTGCCGCCGATGTATCACCATAGCCCTTTGTCACGGCGGACAGCAGGTTAATACTGTCCGCCGTGGTAGCGTTTCCGGCTGCCGCCGATTTTGCGGCGGTTTCCAGAATGCTGGCCGCGTCTGCGCTGTCACCAAATGCGGAAATGACCTGATACATTCCGTCGGTCAGGTTGTCAGTGACCACCCCGGTTTTGTTGGAAATTTCCAGGACTTGATCCCCGATCTCCGCTGTTCTGGCGGCCACCTCCGCCTCGGTCCCGGTCAGCAGGGTGGAGATATTGGCAAGTTGGGTCTGGTATTCCGCCGCTGCATTAACGGCGGCGGCTCCCATGGTGGCAGTTGCTCCCACGATAGCGGCGGACGCGCCTGCCACCACTTTGCCGGCGGTTTTTGCCGCATTTCCCACCGTTTCCAGGTTTTGCGCTGCCGCCGCACAGGCTTTTTTCAGGGAACTGTCCAATTTGCCGTTGATCTTTATGGCCAGTTCATAAACTTTACTTTTTGCCATTGCGGCGTTTCGCCTCCTCCCAAATGGCTTTGACCGTTTCCGCATATTCGTTCAGGTCGTCCACCTGCAGGGATAGGAAAAACTCCTGGCTGCTATGTAACTGTAGGGACAGGGCCACACAGCCCTTGCGGATCGCCTCCGGGGTTAGTCCTCCCCATCCCCGCCGTACAAAAAACCCGTTACCATGGTTTTCAGCTTGATGGCCTCCCTGGCCGGCAGTTTCTCGAAGAACTCCAGGGGAAGCTTGGCCACCCGCTGGGCCAGGCAGGTGCAGAACGTCAGGGACATTTCCTGCAAGGCCGGGTTCATGCCGGGGTTTTTCTTGGCCGCAATCTTGCCCACGTTCTCCAGCACCCCCGCCGTCACGTCCTCCAGGCCGGACAGGTCCACCTCGGTGTACTCCATCCCGCCGAACTTGTACGGCTTGGCAAACCGCAGCACCAGATCCTCCGGCTCAGCGGCCTCTCCGTCCTCGGCCTCGGCCCGCGCCTCCAGGGCCTCCATTTCCTCCCGCTCGGTGGCGGCAGTCTCCAGCTTGTTCTTTTCCATGTCGGTTTCTCCTTTTCGTTTTTATCCGCCGCCGGCGGGTCAGCACATTTCCTTGATCTTGGCCAGAACGTCCACGCCCCGGATCTTGAAAACCTCGTTGATCTTGTCCAGTTCCACCATGGGCTTGTCCTCCAGTTCGATCAGGATATAGAGGATCGTCAGCTTTACGCTGGTTTCCATTCCGTTGCCGGCCTTGACCTTGCCGGGATCAAACCCCACCATGCGGCCACGGACCACCACGCGCATGGGGCGGAACTCAATGTCCCCATTGGAATCCGTGGTCTGCTGGGCGCCCCGCAGCTCCAACTGGACCGCCTTGGTCTGGTCCAGCATATCCACGGCCTCCTCGTCCATTACCCGGAACGGGATCTCCTGCTCCATGTTGGAGAAATAGCCCACGGTGGGATCGTCGAACTCGCCCAGGACGCCCGCGCCGCTCACCGTTTCGCTGGACGCCTCGAAACTGGGAAGGGTGACTTCATCCCCCATGCCCAGCAGGCGGTTTCCGGCGTTGTAGACGTTGTATTTATTGATCTTGGTCGGAATAGTTTTCATGTGTACCTCCCATTTACGCGGTCAGGGCCGCCGTCAGGGCGTCCACGTCATACTCCCGGATATTCTCGATGTACTCCGCCGGGATATAGGGCGCCAGGAACGTGTGGACGGTCAGGTGGCCGTTCAGCAGATTTGTGGCCGGGTTCTCGCTCTCCAGGAACTCCAGCCGGTAGCCGGCGCAGTAGTCGCGTTTCACATAGCCGTTGCCCACAATGTTCTGGCTGTCCACGATGGACCGGATCAGCCGCTTGTTGCCCGGCTTGTCCACTTTCTGGAAATATGTGCGGATAAAATTGTTTCCGTCCCAGTCGAAGAAACGCCGCACAGCAAACCACATATCTTTGGGATCCGTGGTGGAGGGATAGGCCGCCGTCTTGTTCCCCCAGGACTTGAAACCGTTCATATTGATAGCGGTGGTGATCCCGTTGGCGTTCAGCATATCGTTGGCCTGCTGCTGATCCAGGACCACCTCGGTGCCGTCCGCCAGCACCGTTGCGGTGATCCGCAGGTCCTTATTGGACGGGCTTTCATAGGGCACGTCGGCATTGGTGGCGTCCGTGTAGGCGGTCAGGGCGCCGAACATGGCGGAATAGTGGTAAATCTTATCCCCCACCGCCACCATGGGCCACAGGGCCATGGCGTGGTTGGAACTGGCCCCCATTTTCTCCTTGGCCACCTTGGCGTCCGTGTAGACGGCGGCCCCGTTCTCCCCGTCCGTGGGAATATCCAGCAGGCAGTTGCAGACGAAAACGCCGTTGATGGCCTCGGTTTTCGCCTGGAGCGCCGCCGCCACCACCGCGTCCCCGCTCCAGCCGGGGGCCAGCAGCAGGCCCGGCACCATGCCCAGTTTGGGGTAGATGTGGCGGATCAGCTCCATGCCCGTTTCCTGGCCCGTCAGGGCGTCCACGCCGCCCACCACGTCCGCACGGGTCACGCCGGCGGGGTTCAGGCTCTTGGCCGCCACGGACAGCGTGGCGGCCTCCTTTGCCGCCTGGGCCAGAATGGTGATCAACACGTTGCCGTCATTGTCGTGGGCGGCAATATAGTCACTCTCCGCCACCAGGGCGGCGTCCCCGTTCTTGACCTCCAGGGTGTCCAGCAAGACATAGGGCTTTTTATAAACCACCTGGCCGTCCGCCACGGGGCAGTCCTCCGCCGCGTTCACGGTGGTGTGGCTGGCCTTGCTGGGATCCAGCACGTTCACCAGGATAATGGGCGCCACATTGAACACGCGGAAACAGGCGTCAATGCTCTGGCACAGGGTAAAGTCCTTGAAGTTGTCGGAATACCCCACATTCTGCTGGCACTCCGCGAAAGAGTAGCACAGCATGGGCTTGTTTACCGCCGCCGCCGGATCTCTGGACAGGTGAATGGGGGCGGTGCCGAAAATCACCTGCAGGCCCGCGCTGCCCTGAATGGGGGCGGTCAGGCTGGTGTCGATCTCGCTGTTATATACGCCATGAAAATACGCCATTTTGTTCTCCCTCCTTTAGCCTTTCCCCTTGGCCTTGCGGTACAGGATATAGTAGCGCCCGGCCCCGGCGTGGAACTGGCGCCGGACCTCCGGCAGCTGCTCCAGGGGGACCACCAGGCCGCCCAGAACCAGGTTTTTCTTTGTGGCCTCCTCCAGCGCGGTGGGCACCCCGTTGGTATAGGTCGTGAACTGTACGGCCACGCCGGGGATGGTGGGGCCGCAGTAGACCACCGGGCCAGCGGCTTGGGTGGTCTTTTTAGGGTCTTTGCTCATGTTTCTGGCACCTCCTTGAAGATGGCCGGCGCGGAAAGTTTCAGCGCCATGGCCGCGAAATAATAGGGGTGGGTGTCCTCCTCTTGTGTCACCCACTTTATGGGGTATTGCACCTCATACCGCCGGCCCACTATGCCGTTTTTGCCGTAGTGGGTCAGAATGGTGTTGACGATGTGGAGCGCGTCCCGGAAACCCTGGCGGCCCGGATCCGGGTCATAGACGCACACCACCAGAACGATCTCCACCTGCTGGCGGGTGTCCTGGGCCGGCAGTTCCCCGCCAGGCACCCGGACGATCACATAAGGCTCCGGCACGTCCTCCGGCTCGGTTTCCGCCGTGGGCTGGTCCTCCAGCTGTTCCTCCTCCGGGTCCTCCTCCACGGGTTCCGGGTCCGGTTCAATGTCCGCCCCCGCTCGGATCGGCAGGTCCTGGGGATAGACCCGGATCCGCCGCTCCACGCCTGCGGAATTTTTCAGGTTTTCCCCCCGGAAAAGCTGTTCCAGGTCCGCCACCACGGCGTCCTGCAAAAATTCTTGTGTCATGCTCCGGGGCCTCCCTTAAACTTTTCCGCCGCCTCCAGATAGAATTGGCGGGAACATTGGGCCATAAAACCCAAAGACTTCCGCATATCGTCAGCGGTCTTGCACCCGGTTTTCATCTTGATCTCCACCTCAGTTCCGTCCTCGCTGCGGTAAATATTGCTGTGTTCGGTCATAAAATCCCGGTTCCTTTCTGCGGCCTCTTGACTTGTGACTTTTTGCCGCTTATAATAGCTTTGTAATGCTGAAATAATCAGCACAATTCGACAATGTTCTACATAGGAGGGTGCAGACATGAAAGGAATGGGGAAAGGCTGGTGGATTGCCGCCGGCGTTATTCTGGTGTTGGCGGTGATCTGTCTTTGCGGCAGTGATGTTCAGGCGTTCCTTGGCGGCGTTGTCGTCGCTGGGATTGTCCTTGCCGTTGGCTCCAGAAAATCAAAACACAGGACAGCGGCAGACGTTCCGCCGGTGGCCAGCAGGGGAGGCGTCCATGAAATTCCCCGGCCCACTCCCTCGGTTTCTGTTGCACACGATCTTGACGGCTCCAGCGGTTCGTCCTTTGGTTCCTGGGACGTTTCGATCCACGGGGCGGATGGTCAGGACGTGCGAATGGACCGGGCGCTGTTCCAGAATATCGTGATCCAGTCTTACAATCCCGCCACCGGCACCGCCGAAATATTGGGCACCCACGGGGACGTTTACCAGACAAGCCTTGACCGCTGCACCTGCGAAGATTTCCAGCGGCGCGGCCTGCCCTGCAAGCACATTTACAAGCTGGCCCTTTCCCGTGGCTACTCCGCAGACGCCTTTTTCTCCGCCCGCTCCGATGTGGTGTGGTATGCGGACGGCTGCCGGGTGTACCATACAAGCCCGGATTGCCGGGGCCTACGGAACAGGTATTCCCGGCGGTCCACGGTTTCCATGGCGGAATACAACGGCCTGCGGCCCTGTAAATCCTGTTGCGGCGATCAATAGCACCCATTCACGGCGGCCATGTGCCGCCGTTTTTTTATGCCTTGCCCAAAACCTTGGCGATCCGCTTGTCGATCTCCGCCTGCAGGGTTTCATAGGCCAGCGCCTCCGCCTGGCTCCTCACCGTTTCGTTGCCCAGCATAAAGGGCACAGCGGGGGACAGCAGTTTCTTGATCCTGGTCATATCGGCGTTGGCCCCATAGCGCCCTGCGCGGGCGCTCCTTCCGCTCCCGTACTGTTTGGGCGGGTCCCTCTGGACTATGGCGGTGTGGCCGCTTGCAAAGGTGGTTACAAAGGCTTTCAGGTTCCCCTTTTCCAGCGGTTTCATTCCGCCGGACGCCAGGACCTTCGCCGCCGCCGCACCAGTCCCCTGGTTTGGGCGGGTCATAAACGCCATAATGTCCTGCATGGGTCCCCTGGACCGGACAGCGGCGGACATACTGGCCGCCGTAGCTGTCAGGACTTTGGGGGCGCCCTGCTTTTCGTCTTTCAGGATCCCGGTGTCCTTGATGGCATATTGTCCCTTGGCGTCCTTGACTATTTGCTTTCGGACCTTTCGGGCCGTTGCGTTCAGGGCGTTTTTCAAAAGATTGGGGGCCGCAACTTGGTCCTGCAGCCGGTCCAGTTGGGCAATAATCCTTTGCAGTTCCTCCTCCACGTCAATGCGGATCAGGCTTTCCGTTTGGTTCACGACTTTGGCACCCCCAATTCAATGGAGAAAATCCCGGCCTCCTCTTTACAGTCAACGATCCTGTATTGCTGGCGGTCCAGTGTCAGGACTGCCCCGATAGCCGGGCGCGGCCCAAAGTCGGACCGGGCCACATAGATCAAGCGGCGGGATTTATAAAGGCCGGTCTGTTGTACGCCCAATTTCCCTTTGTCCCGCTCCAGCAGTTCGTTTTCATCCACCAGCACCGCCATTTTTTTGCCGTTGACGGTGTGGGTGTCCGCAAACTCCAAACGGTTCAAAAAGACATTGGGCACGTCCGCCGCGATACACTCCTTAAAGCTGGGGGCGCCCATTACAGGGCACCCCCGCCGTTTTCGGGGTCAGTGGCGTGGGCCTGTACCTCCGCCGCCGCGATCAGCTGCGCCCGCTCTTGCTGGTTCTTGGCCGCCGAAACGTCCACGCCCAGCTTTGCCGCCAGGTCCAGCAGGTCCTCCTTTTTCATGCGCTCCAGCTTTGCCGCGTCCAGGTGGCCGGTCAGCATGGCGGGCGCTCCGCCGCCCTGGCCGTTTTCACCCTCTCCCGGCGCGTTCTGGCCACCCTGGGCGGCGTTTCCACCGTCGCCGTGGTCCTGCCCCTCCCCGGTGCCGCCGCCGTTCTGGAGGCCCCCAGGGGCGAACAGGGCGCGGATCTGTTCCTCCATGCTGGAGGCGCCCACAAACTCCCCGGCGGTGTCCTCGATGGTCACGCCCATGGCCCGGATGGCCTCCGCCGCCTGGTCGTTCACCCTGGAGCGCCGGGCGGCCTCCCGGATGGCGGCGCGGGCCGCGTCCTCCACGTCCGTGCCCGTCCACGCCGCGCTGTTGGCTTTCAGCCAGGCCGCCACCATTTTGGGATCCTGGGCGGGGATGGCCTCCCCGCGTTCATAGGTCCGGCCCATGTACTGGATCGGGCGCTGGGCAATCAGTTTTTTCATGCTCCAGCCCTCCGATCAGCCCAGCAGCTTGACCAGCACACTGGTGGCGGTGGTGACGGCGTCCGCCGCCGCATAGCCGGCGGGGGTGTTCCCGTCCGCCGTGGTGGTGATGGCCTCCGCCGCCGCGTCATAGTAGACGGCGGCCCCCTGCTTGATCTCCTCGGTGTTGGCCTTGGCCATGGCGAACACGCCCACAACATGGACGGCTCCCTGTTCTCCGGCGCTGATAGGCGCGGCGGCTACCCCGATCCTGGTGCCCAGGCTCACCACCGCGCCGTTTTCCACGTTCTCGGTGGGGAAATAGTCCAGGGTTTCGCCTCTCTGGTAATAGGTCGCTTTCATGTTCTGTTCCTCCTTACTGCCCCATGGGCACACCGTTGTTACGCAGGATCCCCCGGAAATCCGCGTCATTGATCCCCCAGTCCAGCCAAATGTCCCACAGATAGCCCAAATAGCCGGCCTTTTCGGACCGCCGGAAACTGGGGGCGGTGGTTCCGTTCAGATAGTCCACCTGTACGGACTTCACCAGCCTGGGATCTGCCGCCATAAACCAGGGGCAGGCGGCACCAGCGGACAGGATATTCAGGACGGCCTCCTGTACCACTTTAATCTTGTTCCTGTACTTGGTATTCAGCACGTTTACGGTGTGGCTGCCGATCCCCTCCACGTCGATCTGCGCCGTGCCCAGGATCTGCTCCACTTTCATGCCGTAGCCCACAGGCACAATGATGGTGGCAGGCTCCACCATAATGCTTTCGCCAAACTGGTCCGTCTGCAGTCCCATCATTTCAATCATTTTCATCAGCACCGCAATACTGGGGGCGCTGCCCGTGGCGATCAGGTTCTTGTGGGCCTCGTCGAACAGTGGGGCGCCGTCGAAAATTGCGGGGTTCTTATAGATCCGCTCATATACCTGGCGGTTGATCTTCTGCTTGGCCTTACGGGTGTACTGTTTCGGCATATTGGCCAGGAAACCAATGTCGTCATTGATGAACGCCTCGCGGGTCATACTGAACTGGGTGGCGTAGGTGTCCAGCTTGCGGGTGGGCAGCAGGTCCGTTTCCAGGGTGCTGGCCTTGATCTCCCCGCCCTCGGTCACTTTCTGGAAGTCTCCGCCGCCCATGACATACTCATGATCCTTGCTGGCCTTGAAGTCCGGCAGGGTCCCCTTGCTGGTCCATTCCTCAAAGGTGGCCGGCACAAGGTCATACTGCTGGACAATGGCCTTTTTGATGGCGTTGTCCATGATGGCGGGGAAGTCCGCCGTGGAACTAAAGAACTGCTTTACCGCCGTGTCCCACAGGTCAGCACGGGACCGGCGCAAAAGTTCCGTTACGGTTCCCTCACCGCTGCGGGCCATGCACTCGATCAGCATATCCCGCATGGACATACCCCGCATATCCTCCGCGCCCTGGGCGGGCTTGTCCAGTTCCACGCCCGCCTGGATCAGCATGGCGTCTCTGGCCGCGTCCCGGAAATTGTCCATTCCGCTGTCCCTGGCACCCACTACCACCGGGGCGCCATGCTGGATCATGTGGTCCACAGCGGCGGCCCGCACGGCGTCCATGGTGGCCCCGCTGCGGATATACTCCGCCGGGTCCATTCCGGTCTGGCGGCACAGGGCCAGAATGTCACCGATCCGCTGGCGCTCCTCCGCCACGGCCCGCTGGGCGTTCTCCTCTCCGGTGGCGCTGGGCGTCCCGGCAGGGGGAGGGGTGGGGGTGTTCACGGGGTCCTGTCCGCCCACGCTGCGCTGGCCGCCGGCAGGCTCACCGCCGCCGCCGTTGTCGTCCGGCTCCGCGTCGATCTGGCGCTGGAGCGCGTCAAACTCCGCCTGCTCCTCCGCCGTCAGGCCCTGCCCGGCGGCGCGGGCGGCGTCCACGATCTCCTGCTGCCGCTTGATCCACTTTGCTTTGTTTTTCATGCTCTTACCTCCATTTTGTTCTTGTTGATCTGAATTTGCCGTTCATACATGGACAGGTCCGGCGGGTCAGCATTGGACCGCCCCACGCCCACGGTGGCGTCCGCCGGCACAGACGCCACAGAAACCTCCAGCGGCGTCCATTTCCGGGCGATCATGCAGGGGCCAGTGAAACGCCCGTCCGCAGACACGGCCCCGGCCTTGACCTCCTCCCAGGCGTCCACAGCGTAGCGCACGGACGTGGTTTTCAGGGTCCCGGTCTTGACCTTGCCGAAAATCTTTTCCGCGTCGTCGTCGCTGTCGAACTCGATTTCTGCCATGCCCCGGTTGTTCTCCACCCATGCCCGGATCACCTTGCCCACCACTTTGTCCGGGTCGTGGTTGAACAGGACCACGCCCACCGTGTTCAGGCGGGACAGGTCCACCGCGCCCCCGGCATGGTCCAGAATCTCCATGCCAAAATAGCGCCGGTATGGCTCCTCGCTGGAAAAGCTAATTGTCCGTCTGCGGCTGTTCTCCGCCTCCGGCGGGCTGTTTGCCTCCCTGGCCAGGATCTCCCCCATGCTCCGGGTCCCCCGGTTTTTGTCCCGCTCCGGGTCCGCCCTGCCGGGCCGCTGTCGCTCCAGTTCCAAAAATCACACCTCCCATATCGATCCCTTTTTTCCTGCCGTACTCCAGGACCTCCGCCAGTTCGTCCACGGCGTCTTTCCAGTCTTTGCCCTTTTCCGCCTGGAGGTCCTGGAAAGTCTTTTGACCACTTTGCAGGGCGATTTTGTCCGCGTTTGCCTCTTTTGCCGGGTCGATCCACTTTTTCGGCGTCTTGACCCATGTATGATCCAGGAACTCCTCTTTACGGTCCCAAAAACCCGGCATTTGAAACAGGCCGGACAAAACCCCGGAAATAACAAAGTTTTCATACACCTCGGACATGAACGTGGTTAAAAGTTCGATCTCCTCCGTGTATGTGTTTTCATCCTCCAGCGCGTTTTGCCTGGCGGACGAATAGGTGGCCCCGCTCATGTCGCGGCTTACCGCCTCATAAGAAAGGCCCTGGCCTGCGCCGATCAATCCCTGCTGTGTTTTCAGGAACGCGGTGGCGTCGGTTGCCGCCCCTTTGGGGTCAATGATCTGTGCGTCGTCGCCCGGCCCCATTTCCATCATCATGCCGGGGGAAAGGCGCTTTCCCGCATAGTCCACTTGGCCGCCCTTGTTGCTCCAGCTGCTCCGCCCGGTCCCGCCGGTTGGCAACGTCTTTTTGATCAGCACCGCCAGACAGGCCGCGATCCGCTCCCTTACGCTTACAGCGTTGATAAATTCGTTTGTGTCCCGCACTCTGGTTATGGTGGGGGACATATCGGACATTTCCCGCAGTTGGCTGGGCCGGTGTTTACTCTTGTAGAAAAACACGTCTTTGGCCTCGATGTATGCAGGCTCCGCCAACTGCCAGCCCTCTATGTCATATTGGCGGATCCAGTAGCCCACCGGGCGGCGGTATTGGTTATACTCAATACCGCCCACCACCCTGTTGCCCTTGTGGCGTGGCGTTGCCTGGGTCTTGTCCAGTTCGTCCACTTCCAGGCATTGAAGTTTGAACGGGACCACACCGCCGGGTGTGTAGCGGTACAGGACGATCATGCCGCCGTCCACCTTTTTCCGCTCCACCATCATTCGCAGAATTTCATTGAAAGACTGTTCCCCGGTCACGTCGCAGTTGCGGGCTTTGCACCAGCGTTTCCACGCCTTTTCGATCCGCTTGTCCAGTTCGTCGCTGCCAGTCATGGCCCGCAGGGTGTAGCCCTTGCCCACCACGTTGCGCTTGTAGGCGTAAATAACAGACTGGGCTATATCGCTGTTTCGCTCCAGGTCCCGCGCCCGTGCCCGCACCACGTCCCGGCTGTAACGGTCCGTAATTTCTGCACTTTCATTCACGGCCCGCCACCCGGAATTTATCCGGCCATGCCCTGCGGCGTCATAGCCTCGCAGTTCATCCAGCCCTTGCCGCCACATTTCCCGCTCGTAGGCCCGGCGCGGGGACACGGTGGCGATCACATTATCAAGCCAGCCCATGCCGATCACCTCCCGTCAAAAAATGCCACATAAGTCCGGCCCAGCAGGCTACCGCTTTCCTCATTGGCCAGCTGTGCCTCCAGGTCGTCCCGCATGGACTTCAACATGGCCAGGTCCGCACGGGTCAGGGACCGGCTGCCGATCTTGTAGGACTGGCCGCCACATAGCACGGTGGTGATGGCGGTATTGACTTGGGCCAGCATTTCCGCCGCCGTCATTTTCGTTTCGTCCATGGTTGCCTCCGGTTAAATCCATTCTTCATGTTTGCGGATCCAGTTTTCCTCCGGCGCGGGTTCCTGCCGGGGCGGCTGGTCCACCTTTTCCTGCGGTTTCTCCGCACCCTCCTGGTTCTGGAGAAACAGGGATCGGACCTCCAGCACGTCCGCCGCTGCCGCCGCGTACACTTCACAGTCCAGGTAATGGTTGGCCGCGTGGGACGTTTTCAGTTCCCACCGCTGGACCACCTTGCCCTTGGACCGTTCCGTGATCTTATGCTCCGCCGTGACCTGTTCTGCATATTCCAGGTCGCAGTCTTTATGTACCATCCAGGATCCGCGCCCGTTTGGCCGCCTCATTCTGGCGGCGATCATGTCCTTGTATTTTCCGCCGTCCACCAGAACCAGCTGCATACCGTTGGCGCGGCTCCCCGCCTTGTCCACGGTGGAAATTCTGTAATGTCCCTGCATAGTGGGGACGCCCTTGCAGGGCCGCACCCATTCCGCATTGATCAGGCAGAACTCATAAACCGCGTCGGTCTGGTCGCCGCTGTCCATCAAGGCCAATTCCACCATCATTTTTTCGCCAGACGGCAGGGAAAAAGCGGTATTCATAACCCGCTCCACCTCCACCATAGAAAGGGCCTGGCCGTGGGCCACGTTTTGGCTGGTCATAAAATCGCCCCAGGCCCGGATCGTCCAGTACAGACAATTTTCCTGCACGTCGATCCCAGCGGTCAGCAGTTTGGTCCACTCTGGCAGTTCCCAGGCGGGCACGTCGGTCTGGCGCTCCATAACCAGGTCTGCATTGGTTTTCAGCTTGGTGTCCTCCCACGGCTCCGCTAACCACGAATTTGTGAAGTTTTGCAGCAGTTCCGGGTCGTCTTTGCTCCGCATGAACTCCTTGGCAATATCGGAAAAGCGGGTAAAAGGGGAGTACAGGGTGGAGATCCAAAAGGCCACGCTTTTGGGCTGTGCCGTGCTTTTTCGCACATACTCCCACCGGCCAGCCTCCAGCATTTTGCCCTTGTCCTGGTCCGTGATCACGCACTCACACGCCTGGCACACATAGCTTGCCATTTCCGCCCGCTCCGCGTTGTCCGGCACATCGTCCTTACTGGGCCACTTGATTTGTGCAAATTTCAATTCGATATACTGGCCACAATGGGGGCATGGGACGAAATAGTGTTTTTCCGCGTCCGCCTCCTCTTTGGCTTTCCAGATGTGACCCGTTTTCAGCGTTGGGGTGGAGGTTATAAAAATTTTCCGGTTGGTCGTGTAGGTCTTTGTCCGCTCTATGGCCAGCGAAACGGGATCCGCCTCTTTCTTGCTTGCCCCTGGGTATTTGTCCACTTCATCCAGGAACAAATAGCGGATATTTGTACTTGCAAGATCCGCCGGGCTGTTGGCGCCGTTCAGGTAGACGGTCATGGTGCCGAATTTCAGCTGTAATTTTTTGCTGATATGCTCCCGGTATTTCTCCGCCAGCACCTTGCAAGCCTTGATCATTGGCTCCAGTTTGGCGTCCACGGTCCGCTCCGCCAGGTCGTCCGACGGGTACACGATCATGGTCGGCCCTGGTGCCTGGTCGATCAGGCTGCCCAGCATATTCTCCATGGCGGACGTTCCGCCCACCTGGGTGGGTTTGACGAAAACAATTTTTTCCACCACGTCGTCGTCGAATGTGTCCATGATCTCCACCAGGTAGGGGGTCACGCTGTTGCGCCATGGCCCCGGTATGGCGTTCCCGTCCGGCAGTATGCGGTGCTTTTCGGCCCACTTGGAAACTGACAGGCGTTTTCGTGGGCGCAGGATCTCAACGGCGGTTATAATCCAGCCCGGCACCTCATAGCGTTTTACACGAAACTTTTTCACCGTTTTGCCTCCTCCGGCTCCACCACGGCGGCGTCCACGAATAGGGCCAGCATATCCTCCAATTCCTTGCGGGTGGCCCGCTCGATAGCGCGGGCGGTGGCGGCGTCCGTATAGCTGGCCACGGTGCCCGCCACCCTGCTGGGTATGTTCATGGCAAAATTTTTGAACGTGTCCATAAACTCCGCCAGCTGCTCGGTGGCCGCCGCCGTTTCGATGTATCGCCCCTCGGCTATGTCCGCCTTTATGCTGGCAAACTGGCCCTGGCTCTCTTTCAGCTTCACCTCGGCCTCCAGCTTTTTCAGGGCCAATTCTGCCGTGCGGCTTTTCTCCCCGGTTTCCTGGGCCTTTTGCTCGATGTGGGCAATATACCGCTGGACCGTTTCGCAGGTCCTATATTTCCGCGCTCCGCCGCCGGGTGGGACCTCGGTTTCCAGCACCCCGTCTTGGGTTAGTTGCTGGACCCTGCGGCACCCCTTAAAGCCCAGCATTTGGGCGATCACTCCCGTGCTGGACCACTCCGGCACGGTCCC